CAAGGGCATGACCCTGCGCGACTATTTTGCTGGGCAGGCCATAATTGGAATTGCTCCAAAAGACCCTATCGGAGCAAGTACTTGGATAGGATACGCGGCTTATGAAATAGCAGACGCAATGATTGTGGAACGCAACAGGAAGGCCGCCAAATGATCGCGCTCGCATCTATAATCTTAGCTGGTGCCATCATCGTTGGCGTAGCGTGGGCTGCGCTGACCGTCATCTGGTACGGTAAACAGATCGATGACGACATCAACTCAGATAGCCCCTAGAACGCCATTCTAAGCGATTTGCGGGGTTTTAACCTCCCGCGAGTACCACCAGCCCAATCTTCAATGGTTGGGCTTTTTTATGCACCCAAACTTCCGTGCCTTTTTATTTGTTTGATGGTGACCCCGTCGCCTAAAAGCGAGAGGGGGAACCTTACCCTCTCCTTTAGGAGAGGCAGCCCCCACACATAGCCCCCTAAATCACCCTATCGTCATCCTATCGTCATCCTTTTTTCTGGTTAACGTGACTTACCAAGGCATTGAAGTTCTCAACTATAATATCATTAGCGGCTTGCAGACCCCTGCACTTCGCTAAGTTTTCCTTGCAGATCTTGCGCAGTTCCGCGATCTCGGAAGCCACCCTAGCCCTAAATTGGCCGTCATCTTCGGTTGGAATGTACTCGGCACCGGACCACTTCCGGGTGCGGCTGTTGAACACCAGGTGGCCCTTGTTTCTGAGGTAGTGAAAGGTGCGTGCGGTCTGCTCAATGGACTGGCCGGTGATCTCCGCTATGTGCGCCAGCACCTCGGATCGAATGAACACGCGGTCGTGTCCGAGCGGTGGCATAAACCTAAATTTGTCGGACTTCATTTGATTGGCCTCGCGGTGAACATTGCAGGTGGGGCGTACTCCCAGCAGATGCCGGTGCTTGAGTGCCTAAGCCGGGCCACGCTGGTCGGGTTGCCCATCGCGTCGATCATGCCGCTGCGCTTGCCGCGTTTGGTGAGCGTGAATGAGTAGACCTGCTCGTCTGACTCGCGCTGTAGCACCGCAACCTCACGCGACCAGTTAGTCAGGTCCGCTGAACCTGCGCCGGCGTAGGCCAGATCCGAGGTGGTCCCCTTGGCCTGCTCACCCTTGTGCGGCTTCGGCATGTGGTGCAGCCAGACCCAGCAGCAGCCCGTCTCCTGTAGCACAGGATTGAGCTGGTTGCGGAGGAAGCTGCTCATGAAACTCTGCTCGGAGATGTCGTCGCCGGCGTAACTCAACAGCGGGTCCACGATGATCACGTCTGCCCTGTGCTTGGTTATGATTGATCGAGCCAGCTTGATGAACTCCGAGCCGGTCTTCACGGTCTCATCATAGAAACGCACATTCTCGTCCAACGTGACTATATCTGCGCCGCCCAGACGCATCCCGGCGATGACGCCCTTGAGTGCCTCTGCCATATCTCCGGTGTCGTTCTCTGCCTGCACCATTGCAACGCGCAAAGGTCTGATCGGCGCGATGCCAAAGAATGGTTTGCCTAGCGCGATGGTAAGACCTAGCTGCATCGCAAACGATGACTTGCCCACACCGGACTGTCCGACGATTGTCATCGACCCGCCGCGACAGAGCCAGCGATTGCCCAGCACATTGTTCGGGTCGTTGTCGGTGTCGTAGGCGATGAGGTCGCTAGGCTTGGTGGGTTCCTCTAATTCATTCTGGTCACGCCAGTCTATCCACTGCTGCCATGTAGGCTGGCCAATGTTCAGTGCGATCAGGCTCTGCTCTGAAGCTCCACGCATGATGCCGGGAAGGCGCGAGAAACGTGATGGATTCTTATTTTTAGGATCAGGTGCAACGTCAGCTAGGTAGTCGTACACTTTGTCACGTCGCTGTTCCCACTCACTGGCGTCAGTGGCGTCAACGCGCACCCAGGCGTGTACACTTTTGCCACCGGAGTCGATGACCGCCGCCACCGGAAGCTGGCAGCGTGTGATGATGTCGATCTGCTCGGCCTTGGGTCTGGAATCAAATTCAATTAGGACGTGACGGTAGGCTGAGACGTTCTTGTCGCTGCCGGTAAACAGGTCGGGCTTGGTGGGATTGATGCGTATCCATGCGCCTTGGTTCGTATTCTTCCACATGGAGTCGGGAAAGAAATCCAACCACTTTGACAGTGGCATGAACGTGCCGTTGCTGGCGGGGTTGTACTTGTCGTGCTCAAGGTCGTAGGTCGCGTCGTTCGTGATGCAGATCCAGTCGTCGGGTGAGAAAATTGTGGTGAGGAACTTCTTGGTCGCGTCGAAGCCGCTCTCCTTGGCCGTCGAAATGGTTACATTCTGACACCGGTTGGCCACGAACTTGCCGCTGGGCGACACGCAACTCTTGACGCTAGACGCCGGCGTAAAGTTGGACGCCATTAGGTGACCGCGGGGCTTATCGTGCGCAGTCTTCTCGGCCTGGTCGACCTTGTGGATGAGTTCGCGCTCGCTCCACGGTGGTGTGCAGCGTAGGTTGAACTCATTAATCAGCGTGAGTGCGTCTGCACGGGACAGAGAGAAGCCGTGGACCAGCGCGGTTGCCACGGTGAAGGTTGCGTTGTGACCGCTGGAGCCAGAGATGGCAGGCGGACAGGATGCCAGATAGAGTCTGGCGCGTTCGATTGTTGTCATGGAGTGAGCGGAGGGTTCAGTTCCGCGTGATATCTTCTTTGAGTTCTGGGTGGCCGTGTTCGATTAGGTCAACGATGGTTTGGCTAACGAACATTGCCTCGTCGATGGTGAGGGCGCGTCCGCATGAGTTTTCGTGTGACAGCACAAGCGCGATGGCTGCGCGTCCGATGAGTTGGTCTTTTTTGTCTTCTGACTTTTGCATTTAAAGATGTGGTCGTGGTTGTTGCGGTACGCTTCCGAGAAGCAGTTGCGTGGTGAGTCGCCCTTTCCGTTCATGATAACTTGAGGAGTGCGCGGCGGAAGAGGCAGTAGACCTTCAGTCCGAGGCTCTGCCAGAAAAGAATGTGGACCTTGGGTCCGATGATGACCGGCTGCTCTGCCCAGCCTACGCGGACGCGGACAGGTTTGCCGTCGGTGCGCGTGACGTGGTCAATGGTCACTGTGCCAGTCTTGGCCGGCGTGGTGGTGGACCAGTTGCCAATGTCGATGTCGACGCGCTCCCAGTTACCGCCGCCGCGGGTGATGGTGCAGTCGCGCAGTGTTACGTTGTTTGATCCGCCCTTGATTGTGAAGCCGTACTTTTTGCCGGCGCCAACCTTGCACCAGTTGAATTCAACGTACTTTGAGTAACGCATAATATCCACGCCGTCCTCGCGGTTGCCGCCATTCGGGTTGATAGTGCAGTCGCGCACCGTGATGTTGCTCGATCCGCTGACCTTAAAGATGTCGTCGTAGTCTGCGGGGTTCGGTGGCGAGACAACGAGGTCGGAGTATTCTTTCAGAAATAAATCTGAGACGATGAAGTAATTATTGTCCGGTTTCATGTTTATATAATTTGTGTTTGCGGTTAACTATCTTGGATACGAAAGCCTTTGAGCGGTGGTAGCGGATGCTGATCTGCTGGATGGTTAATTTTTTATCGTAGTACAGCTTGTAAATTGCGTCGTGCTCTTTCTGGTCTGGGTGGCTCCCCTGCACTTTAAGGTCGAGGTCAATCTCGTCCTTGTACTTTTTCATGAGGAACTCGAAGGTTCTCATGCAATTCGATTCCGGTGAGTCGCTCATTTCTTTTTGGGCCTCCCGCCCTTTGCGCCGTTGATGCGCGACTGACGGGCTTTCTTCTTAGTTTTGATCGCCCCGAGCATGGCCGCCGGGTTGACGATCATAACTTCTGAGCAGTGGGGGCAGCGTAAGATCATGGATGAATTTTGTAGCCAAGTTTTTTATAGGTTTTTATGCGAGATAGAAATTGAAAATGTGCGAGCGATGCGCCGCGGTCCTTGAAGTCGTGGACGGTGCCGAAATCTTTGTCAGCGTGTGGCCTCATGACGCGCCCTGTACGCTGCTCAATTTTTCCTGCTGACCTTCCACCTGATGCGAGTATGAGCACAGCAGCGCGTGGTACGTCAAGACCTTCGTCAGCTAGTGAGGTTGCAATCATGCAGCGGAGCGTGCCGTCCCGGAATGCCTCGATGGTGGCCTTGCGCTTCTTCTTGGGTATCTTGGCATGGACGAGCGTGGAGTCGTGGATTGCGAGCTGGAGGAATTCGCCGTGCTCTACGGTGGAGACCAAGACCAGCACAGATTGCGGGGAATCGTTGGCCAACTTTGCTATCGTGTAGTTGCGCTTGTGATTGTTGCGGATCGCTTCAGCCGTGAACTGCCACCGAGCGCGGCTTTGGTGCGTGTCGATTGGTATCATTGGGTAACGCCGGCATCGACGCATCGTCTCGATCACGGTCTGATCGTTAATTGAGTAATCAAACTGACCAGGCTCATCTAGGTCGTGAACGTAGACCTCGCCGGCAGTGATCGATCCACCGTCGAGAACCTCCTGACGCGGGATGGTAACAAAATTATTCTCGCCAAAGAATTTCTTGAGTGTGGCATTGCGCTCTGGGTCGTCACCGAAGGGAGTGGCGGAGAAGCCCCAGATGACCGCGTTTGAGTCGGTGACAATCTGTAACCAAGTGGCCGCCGGGAGGTGGTGACACTCGTCAACGATAATAACGTGCGCCGATGAGCAGTCGGGTTGCGCCGCCACGCAGTGCGCCTCGATCTTAATCCCAAACTTGTCTGCCGCGTCCAGAGCCTGCTGGACCTGCTCACGGGTATTGGCCAGCCAGACGATGCGAGCCTGATCGGTGAACGCTGCCGGTGAGTCTGACTGCATTCCGCTCTTGATGGCAGCCGCGGCGATGATGGTCTTGCCTGATCCCGCTGGAGCGACAACGAACGCTCTGGCGCGGCCAACACAGAAATCTACTGCGCGGACTTGGTATGGTCTAAGATTCATTTACTACTTAGGGGGAGTTTTTTAACTGTATACCTTAGGAGGAGTACTATAGTACTATGAGTCAATTTACTCAGCGTGATGAATTATTTCTAAACCCGTCGAATTCGATGGAATTAAAATGCTATCAATTTCGTGACGGCACGAAAATGGTGTGGCGATCATTTGCTGGCATCCGTTGGCTCGTTAATTATCTTAGTAAAGTCCGCATTTAGTCCCAACTCCGCGTGCCACGTCTTCTCTGGCATCACCTGGTACTCCGCAATCTGGGTTGGGTTTGGCCGCACAAAGCTGTCGTCCCGCCACAGGATTCTATTGTTAGGTTGCGCTGCAATCTGACCCGATCCGTCCTCCAGCAAAAGTAGGTGATAGCACTTATGTTCAGGGGGATACTGACTGTAGCCGTTGTCCGTATGATCCAAAGTAAACCAGTACGATGCTGGGACCATCTCACCGTTGCGGTTTTTGTACTGGCACCCCATCTCGCGCAAGTATTCGTACTGCGTGACACAAAAGTCCCAGCCGTGACAGTCCCAACTTTGTAGCTGTGGCAGATCGTGGATACGATCTGTGGTGGGCCGCTCATGGCGTAGTTTGTGCAGCGGTATCCTGGCCCACTGTGCGCCAGACTCGCAGAGAATCGAGAAGTGCAGAGCGCGACTTGGAATCGAGGTGACGCCAAATATTACGCACCGCTCGTACCAGCGCGTGTCTTCGGTTACACCGCGCAAGATGCCTTGATCGACGAGACCGTAGGTGTGTTGAGGTATGGATTTATTCATGGTTGTTTATAGTTCAATTCAGATTGGTCTGCCGCATACCCCAGGCCATGCCCAAAGTCGCGCAATCTTTCGTCTTTTAATAATTCAGCCGCGGTCATGCTCCCGGCGTAGCGGTAGCTCGGGAACTCTCCAATCATAAGGGCGAACAGATCCACATTTGGTTTCTTCCAGCGCACCGCCAGCAGCCGGCCAGATGCGTACCGCGTTGTCTTAACGTCAACCTCCTCACCACTGTGCAGCACGCAATCGGCGGCGGGGTGAACATTAATTTCAAGGTCGGGATAGACATTGTGAATCTTGCAGAATGCGATCTCTGCTGCGATGCCATTAAGATCGGTTAGTTCGCCAGACTGGTTGCCCATTTTGCGGTCCTGGGTGTTGCTGGCGCGATTAGCATCGCTGCGACCCTTAGCCAAAAACTTAGCGAGCCGTTGCTCCGCTTCGTTGAGTGTGATTATCATTTCGACTCCATAAGTTCGTGGAGCAAAGTTAAAAAAGCTCTGGTTGCGGTAGCTGGGACGACTCCGTTTCCGAGTAGTCGCAGTTCGTCGGTGCGATTGTCACTGGAGACGCACAGCTTGGCATAGTCCAGCCCACTGGCAGACCCATCAGCGTCTCGACCCAGCGAGGGTTCAGCTTGCCTGTCGCTAACGATGCCCTCACTGCTTGCGCTGGCAAAGCATAATTCCCCGCTGAGTCCCTCATATTTGGGCCGCTGTGTTGAGGATCGCTGGCTTTCGGCGTTGCCCAGGATGCTGCGTATTTCTGATCCCAGACCACTTGCTCCCTTACATTGCTCGACCACTTGCGATTCTTCCTTTGACCATGATCCAGCATTCGCTTCATTGCTTCTACTGGTCTCGGCTCCATGTGATCCATCGTGTTTGGCGTTGCCCACTGCTTCACTTGCTGATCGAGCTTCGGCGTCATTGATCCGTCTGCTTGCTGATGCGCTCCAGTTGATACCGTTGGGGTTTCCCACGACTCTTGGCGGTTCCCATGCGTGCTGGGGTTCGCCGGGGCGGCTTGACCAGACCGTGATTTCTCTAGTTTTGGTCGATTGACTTGGTAACCGTGAACATCTGGATGATTGCTCAATCCCAATTGTCCGTAATTCGGACAACAACTGATCTTGCCCGCTTCCGCTGTTGTTGGAGTCGGCCACATTACCACTTGAGATGCTAGTGATGGACTGTTTCGTTTTTCCATGTTCGACTCCGCATACATCGCTCCCATCATTGTAGATGGAGTTGACCAACAAGTTGCTGCTCTCGCTAATGTTACTTGGTGTCCCGCATCCATTGCTCTCTGATTGCATTCCGCTGATCCATCCTTCCAGTCTCGCGCATTTGCGGTGGGCCAGGATGAACGCCCGCTTTCGTTGGTGAGGTGCGCCAACTTCACGCGCTGAGAATATTCCCCACGTCGTTTCATAACCGAGGCTTCCCAGTTCTTCAATGACTGCTCGCAGTCCAAGACTGATGTGTCCTTCGACGTTCTCAAAGAAGCAAAGTCTGGGCTGCATGACTCTAATTCCATCTGCGATGAAGGGCCACAAGTGTCTGGGGTCTTCTGTTCCGAGTCGCTTGCCGGCTGCTGAGAATGGCTGACAAGGATATCCGCCAGAGAGGATGTCCACCTTTCCACGAAACTCTGACCAAGGGAAGGTCTTAAGATTCGTCCAGATAGGTGCTGCATCCAAGAGTCCCGCTTCCATTTTAGCGACCAAGTTCGCGCAGGCGTAACCTTCGATCTCGCTAAAAGCGATTGTGCGCAGATCTGGGATTGCTCGTTTAAGTCCGAGATCAATGCCTCCGTATCCAGCGCAGAGACTAACGTGTGTAATTGTTTGGGGAGTATCCATGTCATGGGGTTTTAAAATTAGTGCGCGTTGAACAGTCGCGCCCCTGTATGGCCAACAAGTTTAGAACGGTGCGACTGGAGACTTAATATAACGACGCACCCGGAGAGTCTTCTTTGATTCGCCGTCCTTCATGTAGGTCTCCTCCTCAAGTTTGATGTCGAGTGTGGCACCCTTGAACTTTGCGAGGAAGTCATTGAAGACCTCGCGCTGGCTGAAATCCAGTTGCTGACCGTCAGCGATCTGGACGTTGGGGCAGGCCGCCAGCAACTGATTCACGCGCCACCATGTGGTGTCACGGTTCAGAATATTGTCGGATGCCACGCTGCCATCCGCGGCGCGGAAGACGAGCTTGACGATTGAGTCACCCTTTGGGGTGAGCGAAGGTTCCACGGATGTGATTTCCACGGAATATTGACCTGCAAAGGCGAACGATTTCGACTCGGCTGATTTTCTGTCTACAATAAACATTTGTTTTATGGGTTTGATTTTGTCGCCCAACGGGGCAACGAAATTGTTGTAATGTTCTGCGAGTAGGCAGGCCACGATTGGAACTGAGTGCATGAAGAGAACATCTCCAGCAACGTAATGCGGTCGGACTCCGCCAAGATCAAATCCGCGGCGTCTAGCTCGTACACCGCCACGGCGTATGGTGCAGACTTTTCCACGGCGATCATCTTGAACGTCGCGTCCTTGATGCCAACCAGACCAGCCAGCGCGATGTAGTGCGCGGCCTGTATGTGGTAT